ACCGCATCGAGCCGTGTGGTTTTTCGTGGGTGCGGTAACTCGTATGCGAATGGTGGTGTGTCGTACGCGTATGCGTATCACGATGCCTCGTTCTCGTACTCGAATATCGGTTCCCGTCTGGCCTTCCGCGGTCAGATCGTCAAAGCGGAAAGCGTGGAAGCGTACAAGGCGATAGTCGAAAAGGCATGATCGAAAACGGGAGCGAAGCGACAAAACGTAAAGCGTTCTCGTTCCCGTTTGTGTGATCCGAAGCGAACGAAAACGGGCGTAAGCCCGTCGAAAATATAATATCAACAGTGTTTCCGCATGAAAAATAATACCTTTGTATTCCAAAGGGTGGCGTTTCCTTTAAGCCGTGTGGTTTTTCGTGGGTACAATAACTCGAATGCGAATGGTGGTGTGTCGTACGCGAATGCGAATAACGATGCCTCGAACTCGAACTCGAATATCGGTTCCCGTCTGAACAACAATCGAAGGAAATTAAAATCGGCGTACAACACCGGGGACTTGTCCCCACCGTGGAGCCGAGGGGAACAAGCCCCAGTAACAGCGGCCCGGAAGGGTTGGAAAACTGAGAAATCAAGCGTCGGGTAGAGTTTGGTAGGCCGCAAGGCTCGAAGAAGTCAGGCCCGGGAGATTGAAGGCCGTGTGGCCGTAATGTGATATGATATGCGTAGAGAAGGTTACATAATAGAAGAGATTATAGAACCGTCCAATATGGAGGATTCCTTTGATCAAGTCCTTCGCGGCACGAAAAGAAAGCGTAGCCGCCAAGGGCGTTACCTGCTTGCGCATAAGGAAGAGGTGTTGGATGAACTGACCGCATCGATCGCATCCGGAAGTTTCCGGGTGAAAGATTATCATGAACGGGATATAGTGGAAGGTGGTAAGTTACGGCGTATTCAGGTACTAAGCATGAGAGACCGTATCGCCGTACACGCTATCATGACCATCGTAGACAAGCGTTTGAGGAAACGGTTTATCCGAACCACTTCGGCCAGCATCAAAAAACGTGGCTCGCACGATCTGATGGCGTATATTCGCCGTGATATGAAAGAAGATCCGGAAGGCACGCGGTTCTGTTATAAGTTTGACATCAAGAAGTTCTACGAAAGCGTGAAACAAGATTTCGTGATGTATTGCGTGAACCGGATATTCAAGGACAGGAAGCTCATCGCCATGCTGGATAACTTTGTCCGGCTGATGCCTGAGGGTATCAGTATCGGCCTGAGGAGTTCGCAGGGGCTGGGCAATTTATTGTTGTCTGTTTATTTAGACCATTATTTGAAGGACAGGTACGGCGTCCGTTATTACTACCGCTATTGTGATGACGGTGTGGTACTGGGTGAAACGAAAGCGGAATTGTGGAAGATTCGTGATGTCGTCCACGGGTGTATAGAATCTATCGGTCTTCAAGTAAAGGAGAACGAACGTATATTCCCAGTGACGGAGGGTATCGATTTCTTAGGATACGTTATCTATCCCGATCGTGTGCTTTTAAGGAAGCGCATCAAAAAGAACTTTGCCCGGAAGATACACGAGGTTAAATCGAGAAGGAGACGGCGTGAATTGGTGGCCAGTTTTTATGGTATGGCCAAGCACGCGGATTGTAATATGTTGTTTAAAAAATTAACAGGCAAAGAAATGAAAAGTTTTAAAGATTTGAACGTTTCCTATAAGCCGGAGGACGGCAAGAAACGTTTTCCCGGCACTGTGGTAAGCATCCGGGAACTGGTGAACCTTCCCATCATAGTGAAAGACTTTGAAACGGGAATCAAGACAGAACAGGGCGAGGACCGCTGTATCGTGAGTATCGAGCAGAATGGTGAGTCCAAGAAGTTTTTCACTAATTCGGAAGAAATGAAAAACATCCTTGCACAGGTAAGGGAAATGCCGGACGGTTTTCCGTTTGAGACAACGATAAAGACGGAAACGTTTGGCAAAGGTAGAACCAAATACGTGTTTACATGAAACGAGTAGAAGGAAGTGCCGGTGTGTCGCTGCTGGAATGCACGAACCCGGTCAAAAACAAGTGGCGCATCCGCTGGGATGTGCAAAAGAAGGAAGACGGTTCCGCTTCCTACATGGAAGAGGAGTTCAACCATAAGCCGACCGACGAGGAGATACGGTCAACGGTCACGGCCTGGTATAACCGGGAGACTGACAAGGCCATCCTTTCCGGATTCACATACGAGGAAATTCCGGTATGGCTGTCCAGCGAGAACCAGTTCAACTACAAAGCCGCATACGATCTTGCCGTCCAAACGGGAGGGCGGAACCTGCCGGTGACGTTCAAGCTGGGTGCGGATGATGAGCCGTATTACAGGACGTTTGAAACGGTCTCAGACCTTCAGGATTTCTACGTGAAAGCGATGAAGCACATACAAGACGCGTTGTCTGAAGGATGGAAGAAAAAGGACGCATTGGACTTGGCTTTGTATGAAGCCGGGTAATGGATGAATCCCCGCGGGGGAAGGGATAGAAAAAAGCCCCCGGCCTGTTAAAACAGTCGTCTCACTTACTATTCAACTTTACACACCCAAGCGGCGCGCGGCCGGGGGCAAATGCCCTCTGCCACGCCACTTGGGTGTTTTTTTGTTGTTTAATAAGTGAGACATTGCAAAGGTACTAAATTTTTGTTTGTATGAAAGTGATAGAGATACTAAACTTCAATCGTGAGTTGTTGAAAAAGTTACATGAGGCGGGAATACGCCTCGAAGATACCCAGTATATTGACTTGTATTCCGATTATATGAATCTGTACAAGAATGGTGAAAAAGTGTCCTATATTGTAGCTATACTTTCTGAAAGGTATGCCGTGAGCGAACGGAAAGTGTATGGTCTTTTGAAACGTTTCCAAAGTGACTGCACAAGCGGTGCAGTATAACATTCGGTTTAAATTAGTTCGTCCAATAGTTTGGCTCTACCTTTGTTCCAAACCCATAAAACAAAACAAAGTATGAGCAAGTACACTTACAAGCCGCAATATGGCGTAATCGTCATTTGCACAGATGAAAAAGAACAAAAGGAGATTTACGAACGTCTCTTGAAAGAAGGTCTAACCCTTAAAGTGGTGAATGTATGAAAATAGAGGTACAACACCATTGTAGCGACTTCAACAGCTATCGGGCCGCACGGGTAAAAAGCCTTTTCAACGCAGAAAAAGGCTGTGATTGGGAAAAGACAGTAGAGCTACCAATCGAGGACCGGGAATGGCAAATCGGATTGATCGTCGGACCATCCGGTAGTGGAAAAACCAGTATTGGAAACAAAATATTCAAAGAACCTATTTATGACCTCTATTCCGGCTGGGATAAGGATAAGCCGATTGTGGACTGTATTGCTCCTGACGGAGACTTCAACACGGTGACGGGTATGCTTTCGGCAGTTGGCCTTGGTGATGTTCCAGCGTGGCTCCGGCCATTTCATGTGCTGAGCAACGGTGAAAAATTCCGGGCAGGTCTTGCGCGTTTGGCGTGTGAACGACCGCGGCACGCCGTGGTGGACGAGTTTACATCGGTCATTGACCGGCAGATAGCCAAGGTCGGGGCCGCCGCATTCTCGAAGACATGGAGACGTGGCAGCGGGCAGATCGTGCTTCTTTCCTGCCACTATGATATAATCGAATGGCTACAACCTGACTGGGTGTATGATACTGCGGAGGCACGGTTTTACGACCGTGACTGCCTTCGGCAACGTCCAAAACTCGAACTTCAAATTTATAAAGTCAGGGGAACTATATTCCCAAGGTTGTTTAAGCAGCATTATTATTTAGACCTTCCTATGCCGGTTGCGGCCGAGTATTTCGTGGGCTTTGTCGGTGGTGAGCCCGTCTGCCATTTAGCGGTAACGCCACTCTTTACGGCAAAGGCTTACCGGTCCACCCGGTTGGTAGTACTTCCCGAATGGCAGGGAATAGGTGTTGGTACTAAATTTTTAGCGGCCGTTTGTGAATATCATCTTCAGGGACATGGTAGATGTGGTAAACCTTACCCGGTGTTCTTTCACACTTCACACCCGCAACTATGTGGAGCGTTACGTCACTCTAAAAAGTGGATACAAACCGGAGCACATTTATATGGAGTTAATAAAGGGCGCAGTGCGGCTTCGATGGCACGTTCGGCCCAAAGGTTAAATAAGTCTGATCGTGCGGCAACCGGTTATGGCGGCCATTTCAGGGCGGTTCAGGCATTTAAATATATAGGGAATGGTAATTAAAATATTGGGAAATTGCGAGTCGGAGGCATTCAAAGCGGCCGAAATGTTCGTTAAGGCAAAAGGGCATACGCTTTGGTGTGAAGGGTATCGTTGTGACCTTGCCATTGCGCCACTCCTTACGGTGAAAGTTTCCGATGAAGAACTGAAAGAGGCGAACTGGGGTACGTTGATATTCCATCCGTCCCCATTACCTTATGGGCGCGGGGCATCATCTATCAAATGGGCGTATAAACGAGGGGAACCGATAACCGCCGCCACATGGTTTTGGGCAGACTCCGGCTATGACACCGGCGATATTTGCGAGCAGGAGATTGTAAAAATAGACTATGGTATGCGGCCTCGCATCTTTTATGAACAGGAGATCATTCCGGCTATGCTTCGGACGCTGGGACGTTGCTTAGATAATATAGAAAAGGGCGTTATTCGTCGCATTCTGCAAATAGAGGCCTATTCGACATACGATAAAAAGTTGTAACATGCCATCTTAACTACTTTGTAAAGTTACGGAAAAAGTACGAGACTAACAACTTGTGCAGACACTTTTTCATCACAAAAAGTAATAAAAGAACGGCATTCAAATAGGGTTAGAAGTCCATTTGAATGCCGTTTGATTTTGCTCTAAAAGAGACGCTTCGTTTTGGAAAAGAACCTCAAAATAGAAACGCTTCGTTTTGAAAAGGTGGACGGGTGGTTTTGCGGATTGTACTAGTTGAAATTTAAAATTGGAGAGGAGAAATTTTTTCTCCTCTTCCAAACAATTTAAGCGAAACTTTACAGTATCATACATGCTTGCCTCCTTTCTTTTCCAGAATATTCTGAATTTCAGATAGAGAGTAATATATCCGTCCTCCCATAGAGATAGCATGGATGATGCCTTGTTTGCTCCATTTAGCTAAGGTAGGCAAGGATATACGCAAAAATTTTGCTGTTTCCTCGCGTGTGAGTAGTTCTATTGACCTACTCTCTTTAGCGGGCTTTAAAGGTTCAATGACTTGCTCCAATGCATTGATGAGCATTTTTTGAAACTCTTGGGTAGTTAAACCCCATAAAAAATCATCTTTCATAATCTTGTGCTATAAAATTATGGCACAAAGATCATGAGTTCAGGATTCCAGTTTTTCCAATTCCTACAATTTAGGAAGAAAAACAGAACAAATAAGAGCAAATTCTTTTTCTTCTTCGTCAGAAAGCTCCTTCGTCAGACTTTTACAAAGATTACTTTCGGTTGTTGTCATTTTTTCTTCGTTTTCTATGTCTCCATTCATGCTGCCAACAACTTTTACTCCAAAATATTCATAAAAATGTCTCCATGTAGGTAGGCCTTTTTTGCTGCAAATAAAATCTTTATCCTGCATATAGGTTACCAATCTGGCTAAATAGTTCTTTTTCTTATGGCAATATATGCCATCCTTAATAATGTGTTCTTGTTCTAACCGTTTAATAAATAGGGGAACAAATTGTTGGTACCGGGAAGCAAAAAGTTTTTTTAAACTCTCTAAAGACGGCTGCTCCTGTTCGTCAGTTTCTTTCGATATATACTTGTCTAGCCAATAACAGAAATAGTCTTGGTGAGTTTTTCTACAAGAAATAAGAACCTGATATATATTTACGTTGTTTTCTATAAATAGCCAAATGATCGGGACAAACACTTCAGGAATGATCAAGTCGAAAAACTTCCTATAGTCATGGATTGGGTGATTTAGTTGCATATCATACATTTCTTCTAAAATACGTTTCGCATATTTAATTCTTGCTTGGGGATAAAATAGAATTTTATCTCCAATGTTTCGAAGACATTCATTCCGTAAATGATAGCATCTTTCACCTATTTTATTTGCCAATACTATGTCTCCTTCAAATGGCTTTGCGATCTCGGCTTTTTGTGTTTGGGGATTTTGGGGAAAGAATTTAGAAGCTGGCACTACTTCTTGGGAAAAAATATTGAAATGTTTCTCACCATGTGCACGAATGAGTGAATAAGCCTCATCGCAAAATGATCTAATCTCTTGCATAACTCAAACTTTTTTATATATAACATTTAGAATAATTCATTTTTGTGTTCTTCTTTTTTTTGGGCAATGCTATCTGCCACCTCATCCGAACTTAGCTTTATATACTCATAGAACGTTTTTTCATCTCTGTGACCGGATATGCTCATCATCTGGTATGTATCAAAATTCCCACTAAGATACAGATTCGTTATTCCGCTACGTCTTGCCGTATGACTGCTCACTAATTCGTATCGCGGTTTGATAACATATCCTTTGTTATCCCGTTCAAAAGAGACAAGCCCTTGTTTTTCCTTTTCACGTTCTTTCATTGTCAAGAGAGTACGTTCCTTTCTGGCTAAAGATGGAACGGTAGAGGATAGCTCTTTCAATATTTGTTTGATATAGCGATTTAATATGACATCATTAACTTTTGGTATGTCATACCCGTATTTTTCCGCTATATGCAGTAGATTATCGTTCAAAATAGGTATCACGACATCATTGCCGGTCTTTTCCTGAACGATACGAACTACTTTGGTACCTTTGGCAGTCTTGGTGAAATTTTCCTTTTCTAAACGGGCATAATCACTGAAACGCTGACAAGTATAGCATCCAACAAGAAAAACATCGCGTACCTTGTCTTTTAATCCTTCCAACGGCATTTCATACAGTGCTTGTAACTCTGTTTTGGTCAGATAGATTTCTTTGGCTTTATCCGTTTCCTGTATCTTTTTTTTACTGAACGCTCTCAATGCAATAAGATTGTTATGTAGTTCCTGGTCCATTGCATTTTGAATCATTGCCTTAAAACAGATAATGTATTTATTAATAGATGTTACCATATAGCCGTTTTTCTCCATGAAAGAAACGAAACGGTCGGCCAAAGCCTTGTTTATATCTTTCCATGTAAAAGGAGATATTTGGATAAAACGTTTTAGGATGCCAAGAAAGTTGCTCCATACTTTACAGGTATTGAGGGTGTAGTTTTCCGCTCCGTTTTTGATCCTGCCATTTTTTATGCCTTCCAGAAAGTTTTCCAAGAAAAGAATGACATCAGCTTTTCTGGCTTCTTCCTCCTGTTCCTTGATTTGTCTTAGCCTTTCTTGCTCTTGTCGCTCTTCTTCTTCTTGAATGCGTTGTCGCTCTCTTTCTTCTCTGAAAACGATAGCCTCAACCACTTCATCAATCCTTGCCTTGTCATAAATACCCTGCGAAATGAGATTGTCTATTGCCGAAGAAATCGAATCCAGTGTTTCTTTGACTTTTCTTCCGTCTTGTGTTTTACAGTAATCATTCCATTTGGCGACGTCTTGCGTTACCTTGTCCCATTGTTGGATATCTACGGAAACCTTGCTACAAACTAAGATGTTCAGCTTAGGATTCCTTTTTTGTACCCGAAGATAGACGCTTGCCGTCCCTTTTTCTTTTTTTGTCCGTAAAAAATAGTTGCCCAT